ACAGGGTTATCGTTTTGGACTAATGCTTCTAGTACAGACCCTGTAGAGCGTATGCGTATCACATCAGGCGGCGACGTGCTTGTTGGTACTACTGATACGCCCCTTACTCTTATATCAGCTAGTACCGGTGACGGTATCGGAATAACTGGTACTGACGGCTATATTTCTATATCTAGAGACTTCGATGGCGCTGCGCTTTATTTAAATAAAACGAATAATGCTGGCGGACAATTAATTCAATTCAGAGAAGATGGCACCAATATTGGTAGTATTGGTATTGAGGGTGGTGACAGTTTATATATTCAGGGAGGTACTACAAATGGTGCTGGTTTATTGTGTCATGGCAACGCTGCTAAAATATTGCCAGTTAGAAACGGCGCTTCCATCGATGCTACTATAGATTTAGGACAAGATAGTAGAAGATTTCAAGACCTCTACCTTTCAGGTGGTGCTTATCTAGGCGGTACAGGTTCAGCAAACTATCTTGACGATTATGAAGAAGGCACTTTTGATATTACTTTAACAGATTCACATAGTGGTTCTGATACTTTAAAAATGAAGTACGTTAAAATAGGCAGAGTTGTCACTATTGAAGGACCATTTAGAGGTAGTGAAGGGTCTAATGCTAGCTCGTATTTTCAATTGTCTGGCACAGCTAATAGTAATTTAACATTGTCTTGCACGTTGCCGTTTACACCAAAAGATAGTGGATGTTGTATATCACCTATTCATAGAAATCTCGAAAGAATAAGTGATGGTTTAAATCCAAATCAAGGATATGCATTGCCTGTATTAGCATGGGCAGCTGGAAACTCGACATGCTATTTAACAGATACACAAACAGAAAAAACATACAATGGTGCAACAGGAACAGGCGGCGGAAATACTTGGCGAAAAGCCGACACTAGAACAAATGTAGTAGTTCAATTTAATGCTGTTTATATGACAGACACTTAATAAGAAAACATGGTTTAATAAATAAAATAGTATATACACGGAGTCATAAGAAATGGCAGTTCCAACTACAAGAGACGAATTTAAAGAATATTGCCTTCGCTCTTTAGGAAAACCAGTTATTGAAATTAACGTCGATGACGATCAAATTGATGATCGTGTTGATCAGGCGTTGCGATTTTATTATGATTACCATTTTGACGGTACAGAAAAAATTTATTATAAACACCAAATCGACGCCAATACAGTTAGTACTCAAGCAATCGAGCTACCAGAAAACATTATTGGCGTGGTAAAAGTATTTGAATTAGGTGATCCTGCTACTTCGGCCGGTGATCTTTTTAATATTAGATATCAGATTGCACTTAACGATTTATATACGCTTACTAATGTTGGATTAGTTAATTATTATATGACTCTTCAACATCTTGGTTTAGTACAAGAAATTCTCGTAGGCAAAACACCTATTCGATATAATCGTCACCGAAATATTCTTCATTTAGATAAAACAAAACAACATCTTAACGAAGGTCAATACCTTTTAGTTGAAGCCTATCAAATTGTAGATCCAGCAGTATATACAGACGCATGGAATGATAGGTGGCTACAACATTATTGCTCACAATTAATTAAAAGACAGTGGGGAAGCAACCTTACAAAATTTGAAGGTATGCAACTTCCTGGCGGTGTAACCTTTAACGGTGCCAAAATATACGACGATGCTGATACAGAGATTAAACGACTAGAAGACGAGATGATTAATAACTATTCTCTTCCGGTTATGGATATGATTGGTTAATAGTAGAAACCTTAGAATTATTATACACAAACAACGAGAGAATGTCAACCGTTTATGGTCACAAATGTATTCTTTAATAACTTCGACAGTTATGCAGAACAAAACTTAATCGAAGATCTCATCATTGAATCTATACGTATGTATGGACATGATCTATACTATTGTCCGCGGGCTTTAAAAAATGTAGATAATGTATTCAATGAAGATAGAGTTTCAGAATATAATAGGGCTTATCTTATTGAAATGTATATTAAGAACGTTGAAGGATTTGAAGGTGAAGGTGACTTTCTTTCTAAATTCAATGTTCAAATACGTGATGAAATTACATTTACTGTGTCACAAAGAGTGTATGCTGAAGAAATTGGTTCAGAAGAAGTTAATAATAGACCACAAGAAGGTGATCTTATTTACTTCCCACTCACTGATAAAGTATATGTAATTAAGTTTGCAGAACACGAGGCACCTGTGTTTTATCAAATGGGTGCTTTGCAATGTTATGATTTACGATGTGAATTGTTTGAATACAGTAATGAAAAACTCGATACCGGTATTCAACAAATTGATAGATTTGAAGAAGTCTTTTCACAAAATGTGGCAATTGCTGCAGCCAATGATGTTACAGTAGCGGCCAATGGTGAAATTACAATGAATGCAAATACTGGTCGAGCTGCTGGTCTTACAGATAATTATGATCTCAGCGGTGATCCTTTTGCAGAAAATAGTACGTTTGAAACCTCAGGTGATTCTATTATTGACTTTACAGAAATAGATCCATTTAGCGAGGGTGACGTCTAATGTTTGGAACAACTTTCTATCATGGCACATTGAGAAAATATGTTATCTTATTTGGCACATTGTTTAATGATATTTTTGTAAATCGTACTAACTCTACCGGTGGAACTGTTAGCTCGTTTAAAGTTCCTTTAGCTTATGGACCAAGAGAAAAATTCTTAGCAAGAATACAAGGTGCTAATTTAGATGACCTTGATCCACAAGAACGAGCCTTTGCAGTTACACTTCCTCGTATGGGATTTGAAATTACTGGTTTTAATTATGCACCGGAAAGAAAATTATCAACCATTAATAAATTTGTTAAGAAAGATTACGATACAAATGATACAATAAGGAAGTATCAATACAACCCAGTTCCTTATGATATTAATTTTTCATTATCTATCTTTGTTAAAAACACTACCGATGGTACAATGATTATAGAACAAATTCTTCCATACTTTACTCCAGAATGGACGACAACAGTTCAACTTATTTCAGATCCTAACATTACACTTGACGTTCCATTAGTACTTACCGGTACCGCGCAGGACGATGTGTATGAAGGTTCGTTTGAAGAAAGACGTGCTTTGATTTGGACATTAGATTTTACAATGAAAGGCTTTTTCTTTGGACCAACCAAACGGCAGGGTATTATCAACCTTGCAAATACTCAGTTCTACGATGCAACATTATTTGATGATATTAGCGATGCAATTGCAAATACGTCAGTAGTTGATCGTATAACTGTAACTCCCGGATTGGATGCTAATGGTAATCCTACTACGAACGCAGACTTGACGGTGGCCCGCTCAGAGATTAAATCGACAGATAACTATGATTATATCGTAAATGTTGAAGGACCGCTAACTCCTTTAGATGGTGAATAATATGGCTAATGATTCTATTGGTGAGATTTTAAATCTTAATCCTATTGAAAAAGAAGAAAAAGCAGTCCCGGTTGTATATGAACCAATGACTGAAAATCAGCAGCAGATTGAAACTGATGCTAATTACGTTCGTCAAAATTTATATGATCTTATTGAAAAAGGTCATTCTGCTATTGATGAGATGATGGCCATTGCCGATCAATCTCAACATCCTCGTAGCTATGAAGTATTAGCTGCAATGATTAAAACAATGGTAGAAACAAATAAAGATCTTCTTGATGTACACGAAAAAAAGAAAAAATTAACAAAGGATGATATTGATAAAGTAGCGCGTGATACTATCAACAATAATTTGTTTGTGGGAAGTACTAGTGATTTATTAAAAATATTGAATAAAGATGATGAACCAAATACCTGATATTGATAATTACAAATCATATCTCGGTAATGTCAACTTAAAAAGAAACAATGTTGATATTAATTGGACCGAGGATATGGTGCATGAATTTGTAAAGTGTGCTGGTGATCCTATATATTTTTCTGAGAAATATATTCAAATTGTCCACGTAGATAAAGGTCTTATACCTATACAACTCTATGATTATCAGAAGGACATCATTCAAAAAACCACAGACAACCGTAGGACCTGCGTGGTTACAAGTCGCCAGGCGGGTAAAACAACGACTGCAGTCTGTCTTATACTTCATTACATTCTGTTTAATGATCATAAGCTTGTGGCTCTTTTGGCAAATAAAGGAGATGCTGCTCGTGAAATCTTGGACAGGATTAAAACAGCTTATGAAGCGTTGCCTAAGTGGATGCAACAAGGTGTTTTGGAATGGAACAAAGGATCCGTAGAATTTGAAAACGGATCTAAGATTTTAGCAGGAGCGACATCGTCTTCTGCAATTCGTGGTAAGTCAGTATCCTTTCTGTATATTGATGAAACTGCATTCGTAGAAAACTGGGACGAATTTTTCGCTTCAGTAATGCCTACGATCTCATCTGGTACAACCACCAAAATTCTTCTTACTTCAACACCAAATGGTCTTAATCATTTTTATAAGACTGTAAAAGGTGCTGAGGAGAGAATTAATGGTTATGAATTAGTAAAAGTACAATGGAAAGACGTACCAGGCAGAGATGACAAATGGCGGGATGAAACTCTTGCCGCAATGGATTTTGATACACAAAAATTCGCTCAAGAAATGGAATGTGAGTTTCTTGGTAGTAGTGGTACTCTTATTGCTGGTTGGAAGTTAAAAGAATTAGTACACAGAGAACCAATTCACGAAAAAGATGGATTGTCACTATATTATCCACCCAAGCCTGGACATACATACACAATTGTTGTTGACGTATCTCGTGGTAAAGGATTAGACTTTTCAGCATTTCAGGTGATAGATGTATCAACTATGCCATATAATCAAGTAGCAGTGTATCGTAATAATATGATTACACCTACTGACTATGCTGCAATGATTTTCCAAATTGCAAAACATTTTAATATGGCACAAGTAATGGTAGAAATTAATGATATCGGTGAGCAAGTTTCTACTACCCTGTTTGAAGATTATGAATATGAAAATATGTTATTCACCGAAAACAATGGAAGAAGTGGAAAACGACTTATTGCTGGTTTTTCTACAAGTTGTGATAAAGGTGTAAGAACAACAAAGTCAGTTAAATCGCTTGGTTGTTCTGTGCTTAAATTACTCGTAGAACAAAACCAAGTTATTATCAATGATTTTAATACTATTAAAGAATTATCAACGTTTAGTAAGAAAGGTACAAGTTGGGAAGCTGAGACTGGATCGCATGATGACCTTGTCATGTGTTTAGTTTTATTTTCTTGGTTAAGTAACCAAAAATTCTTTAAAGAGCTGACAGATATAAATACAATTAGTCAACTAAGAGACATGAATGACGAACAAGTACTGAATGAGTTAACTCCTTTCGGTATAATTGATAATGGTATGGATCAATATGAAGAGGCACCAGTAGTTTCTACTAAGGGCGACTCATTTTTGATGTTTGATGATTAGCGTTCTAAAATCATAGAATTTATAAATAATTCATTGTTTAATAGTAAAATTTGAAAATGAATCATTTCATAGGAGAAAAATAATATGCCTTTTCAATTAAGTCCAGGTGTTAACGTAACGGAAATTGATCTGACTACTGTTATCCCTGCGGTTGCAACTACCGATGCAGCAATTGGTGGTGTATTTCGCTGGGGACCATTGGGCAAATCTACGCTCGTAGTTAGTGAAGACGAGCTCGTTTCCCGTTATGGTAAGCCATCTAATTTTAACGCAGAAACGTTCTTTACAGCTGCAAGTTATCTTGCTTATAGTAATCGCTTGCATGTAAGTCGCGCGGGTACTACTGTAGGAAATACAGTAACTGCGACTGCCGCCTTGTCAAGCGGAAACAACACAGTCACACTTTCGGCCGCTCCAGCTATTACAGTTGTTGCAGGTATGGCAGTATTTGGTCCTGGTATTCCAGCGTCTGCTACTGTAAACGCAGTAACAAATTCAACGGTTTTTGAATTAACTTCTGCTCCTACTGCAACAGACGCTGCAGCAAGCATTCAAGTTTTTGATGATGAATATGTATTCAATGCAATTGCAAATACTAATGTTGCTAATCTTGCTTCACATATTGTCAAAAACGAAGATAACTATGAATCAGCAAATGGTTCACCACGATCTTTTGATGATGATGTACAGTTTATTGCAAAATATCCAGGTGCATTAGGTAACTCATTAAAAGTTTCTGTGTGTGATAGTACGGCTGCATTTAATAGTTCAATTGATTTAACTACGTTTGATGCTGCAAACACCGAAGACGAATCTTTAACGTTTGTTGTAGGATCTAATACCGCAACTCTCACCATTTCAAATAGTGCTACTGGTGATGCTAACTCATCAGCTGCTGTTGCAACTTCAGCTATTGCTTTACTGACTGTTGGTGATAAAATCAAAGTTGGTAATAGCTCAATTGGTACAGAGTACCTTACTATTACTTCTATTGGTTCAGTAACCAAAACTGAAGTAGCTTCTACTGAAACCGGCGAGGCCACTGTTGCAATTACTTTTGATGATCGCTATAGTCTTTCAACTGCAACGACTCCTAGCTCTTTTGAGCGTTACTGGGATAACTGGGGTCTCGTTGAAGGCGCGCCAGGTCAAACAACTTACCAATTATTAAATGGTAACACTTCTGCACAAGATGAAATTCATGTTGTTGTAACTGACGAAGATGGTAAAATTTCAGGAGTTCCTGGCACTATCTTAGAAGTATGGGGTGGTTTGTCACGCGCTATTGACGCTAAGTCAGAAGACGGTGCTTCTCTTTACTATAAAGAGGTATTGAATAATAATTCAAGATATATATGGTGGGCTACCGATTTATCAGGTGCTGCTTCTGCAGATGCTGATGATTTGGCCACCTCAACTAATACTACTCCATACACCAAGTCAATGATTGGTGGACGTGATGGTCCAAACGAGAGCAGCGCATCAATTGGCGCAGTTATTCAGTCATACGATGTATTTAAGTCTGCTGAAGACATTGACATTTCTCTTGTATTGACTGGTAAGTCACGTGGTGGTGTACATGGTGAGCAACTCGGCAATTACTTAATTGATAATATTGCTGAAAAGCGTAAGGATTGTGTAGTCTTTACTTCACCTCATTACAATGATGTTGTAAATAACGTTTTCGAAGATGAAGAAGCTGACGTTGTACAGTTTAGAAATGCAATGCGATCATCTTCTTATGGTGTACTTGATAGTGGTTATAAGTACATGTATGATAAGTATAATGATGTTTATCGTTGGGTACCAATTAATGGTGACACCGCTGGTCTCTGTGCTTACACAGATGAATCGCGCGATCCATGGTGGTCACCTGCTGGTTTCAACCGTGGTAACATTAAGAATGTTATTAAGTTGGCTTGGAACCCACGTAAAGCTGAAAGAGATATTCTCTATAAGAATGGTGTCAACCCAATTGTTAACTTCCCAGGCCAAGGTATTGTAATGTTTGGCGACAAGACTCTTCTTGCCAAGCCTTCTGCCTTTGACCGAATTAACGTACGACGCCTCTTTATCGTCCTCGAGAAAGCGATTGCAACTGCTGCTAAGTTTACTCTCTTTGAATTCAATGATGAGTTTACTCGGTCTTCTTTTGTTAACCTTGTTTCTCCATTCTTGCGAGATGTTCAAGGGCGACGAGGTATTACTGACTTCGTAGTAGTATGTGACGAGACAAACAACACTGGCGAAGTAATTGATCGTAACGAGTTTATTGGTGATATTTACATCAAGCCGGCTCGCTCAATCAACTTCATCCAGCTCAACTTTGTCGCTGTACGAACTGGGGTAGAATTCTCCGAAGTTATCGGTAATTTTTAATAAATAGAAGAGAAAACTAATAGGAGAATAAACTAATGGCATTTTCGGTTGAGAACTTTAAGAGTAATGCTTTATCACAGGGTGGGTTTCGTCCCACTCTGTTCGAAGTACAGGTAACTACACTCGGTGAAGAGTTTAACCTTCTGTGTATGTCTTCTCAGGTACCAACGTTTACGACTGGTATCATTGAAGTACCTTACTTCGGACGAAAAGTTAAGATTGCTGGCGATAGGACATTTGCAGAATGGACTACGACTGTAATGATTGAAGAAGATTTTAGCCAACGACGTGTACTCGAAGAGTGGGCTCGTAAGGTTAATGACGGACCTTCTAACATTCGTTCATACGGTTCACCAGAAGATTATAAAGAAGATGGTACGATTCGTCTTTACGGTAAGACTGGATCAACTTTGCAGACTTATACTCTAACTGGTTGCTGGCCAGCTGATGTAGGAACAATTGAATTAGATTGGAATACTACCGACACCATCGGTACGTATACGGTGACTTGGGCATTTGATTATATGCAGCCAGGTTCATAAGTGAGTTCTTAGTGGGGTAGATAAATATTTCTGCCCCTCTAAGTATTTTTTCGGAGAAATGAATGGACCTTTTTGGATTTGAAATAAATCGTAAAAAGGAGAAACAGCAACAAGAAAAGCTGGTCTCCTTTGTACCACCCACTAACGATGACGGCGCGTTAACTGTCACGGCTGGTGGTGTTTATGGTACTTACGTAGATTTGGACGGCTCGGTAAGAACTGAAGCCGAGCTCGTTAACAAGTACAGAGTGATTGCTTTAGATCCTATTGTTGATCTTGCTGTACAAGATGTTTGCAATGAAGCAATTGTTGAAGATTCAGACGAAGAAACAGTTTCTATTATTTTAGATGATGTTGACACACAAGACTCTATCAAGAAAACAATCATTAAAGAATTTGAAAATGTATTAGACTTGTTAGAGTTTAATAGACTCAGTTATGAGTTGTTTAGGCGTTGGTACGTTGATGGTCGATTATATTATCATGTACTCATTGATGATTCTAATCCTAAAAATGGAATTGCAGAAATTCGTTATATTGATCCACGTAACATTAAAAAAGTAAGAGAAGTAAAGAAAGAAAAGAATAAATCAGGTGTTACGATTGAAAAGCTTGTTGGTGAATATTATCTCTATAACCAATCAGGATTTTTAAAGAGAACCGGATCACACTCAACTTATAATGCTGCAGGTTCACCTACCTCTATTGGTAGTACTTCACAAGCTGAAGGTGTGAAAATTGCAAAAGATTCAGTAGTATATTGTACTAGTGGATACCAAAACTCAGAAAATAGTCTTATTTTATCATATTTACATAAGGCTATTCGTCCATTGAATCAGTTAAGATCAATGGAAGACTCTTTGGTGATTTATCGTATTTCACGAGCACCAGAGCGTAGAATTTTTTATGTTGATGTTGGTGGATTGCCAAAAGCTAAAGCAGAGCAATACCTCAACGATATCATGGCTAAATTTAAAAATAAAGTTGTTTATGACTCATCAACTGGTGAAATTCGAGACGACCGTAAGTTTATGACGATGCTCGAAGATTTCTGGTTACCACGAAGAGAAGGTGGTCGAGGTACTGAAATTACCACACTTCCAGGTGGACAAAATCTTGGTGAGATTGAAGATATTTTGTACTTTCAAACATTGCTTTATCGCTCATTGAATGTACCAAATACTCGTTTAAATCCAGATTCTGTATATACAATGGGTCGAGCAACTGAAATTAGTCGTGATGAAGTTAAGTTTTCAAAATTTGTTACACGATTGAGAGCTAAGTTCTCAGAGTTGTTTACTAAACTTTTAGAAAGACAACTACTTTTAAAAGGCATTTGTACTCCAGAAGATTGGAAAGAGTGGAAAGGCAGAATCAACTACAAGTATGCAGTTGATAATTATTTTGAAGAATTAAAAAATATGGAAATCATGAGAGATAGATCAAATCTCATGCGAGAAATGGATGAATATGTAGGTAAATACTATTCTCATGAATACATTCGTAAATATATTCTTCAACAATCTGAAAATGAAATGCAAGAATTGGATCAACAAATTAAATCAGAAAAAACAGATCCACGCTATAATGATGCTGATATAATGGATTCTGATCAAGAAACAGAGTAAAATATAAATATAGGTATTAATTTATTTGGAGAAATATTATGACTGATGTTACTGACTTTATTGGTGCTGCTGTAGAGGATAAACCTGTAAAAGCAATGAAAGCTTTTTCAGCGGCCATGCAACCTAGAATTGATGCTGCTTTAGATACTAAGTATGCTGAAGTAGCGAGCTCGGTATTCAACCCACAAGTTGAAGCTGATGACGAAGCAGAAATGAATGAGCTTGAAATGTCAGCTGAAGATGAAGTAGAAGTTGAAGAACCGGAACAAGAATTCGAAACAGAAATGGAAGAACCTCAAGATGTCTGAATATTTAAGTAGTATTTTAGAAAAATATAAGGCTAAAGGTGAAGATGAACAGCGCTTTATGGATAAGCATACTGACAATGTTCAAGTTACCGATGGGCCTGGCAAAAAAGAACACGATGCTGCAGCTGCTAAAGCTAAAAAGCATAAGCGTTCTCCTCACAAAGGTTACGAGCCTGGTGAAGATGAAGAAGTATATGAGTCTGCTGATTTCTTTAGTATTGACGATGTTCGTCAAGCACTAACAGAAGTCGAGCTCGACGAAGAAACTATTTTTGCAGTAGAAGAAAATCTGCAAGATCACTCACCTACTCATTTTTTAAATATCATCGACGAAGCAGTACAAGAATTTTACCAAGAAGAAGCTGACGAAGAAGAAAAAGCATGGATTGATGAAATGCTTGAAAGCGACGAAAGCTTTGAAAAGTTTCTCGACATGATCTTCGAAGAAGATGACGAAGACGAAGATGATGACGAAGACGAAGATGATGACGAAGAAGAAAATGACAAAAAGAAAAAGGATAAGTCATGATCTTACGTTTAAAGTCTGCTGAAATTAATATTGGTACTGCTAATACTGTTTCAGACGCGTCTGTTGTAAGACTCTATAATAGTGACACCGCTGCTCACTTAGTAATTGTTGTAGAAACTGGTTATGGTTTTACCATGCCAGGTGGATCAATTTCTTTTGTTGATAAGTTACCTACGCAAAACTTACAATCAGATGCTAATGTAAAAGCTACTTCAGTAGCATATAACATTTCATAAGGAATAAACATGAAACTCATCACTGAGATTACTGAGTCAATTAAAGTATTGACAGAAGAGAATGCTGACGGCAAGAAAAGCTTGTTCATTGAAGGTATCTTTCTGCAAGGCAATATTCCAAACCGCAATGGTCGACGCTATGATGCTGACATCCTTGAGAAGGAAGTTAGTCGTTATGTAAGCGAAAACGTATCTAAAGGTCGAGCATACGGTGAGCTCGGTCATCCTGACGGACCAGGAATTAATCTCGATCGAGTTTCTCATATCATTACCGAGTTACGTCGCGATGGCGATAACTTTATTGGTAAGGCAAAAATCTCTTCTACACCAATGGGTACAATCGTTGAAGGTTTACTTTCTGACGGCGCACAACTTGGTGTATCATCTCGTGGAATGGGATCTCTTAAGGAAGGGAAAGACGGGGTGATGGAAGTTCAGGATGATTTTTATCTTGCAACTGCTGCAGATATCGTAGCTGATCCATCCGCACCTGATGCTTTTGTAAACGGAATTATGGAAGGTGTCGAATGGGAGTGGGATCAGGGAAAAGCAGTTGCACGTTCAACCCAGGAAATTCAACAAGAAGTTGAAAACTCTGTTCGTCAGAAAAAGCTCAATGAACAGAAAAAATTACAACTATTTGAACGATTTTTATCTGAAATCTCGAATATTTAATTTTTATAAATACTGTAATATGCAAAATAAAATAGGAGTATTTTAAATGTCTGAAGAAAATACTATTGAAGTTGAAGAGAATGTGGAAGTTGTAGAGCAAGAGGAAACTCTTGACGAAGCAACTGAAGCTGCCGCTTCACTCAAGCCAAAAGCTTCAAGCAAGTCACAGATGTTAGGTGACCTAATGAAGCATGTAGCTGGCATGACGAAACAGGATCTTTCTTCTTTCTTGGACAAGACTCTTGCTCAAGTAGGAAAAGAAGCTGACTCGGTGCCTGATACATCTGGTAAAAACGCAAGTTCTATCTCAAACAGCGGTGCTGGTGTACCTTCACCACGCGTTGCAGTTCCTGCTAAAGCAATGAAAGAAGATATGGATGAGCTCCTGTCTGATCAAGATGATCTGTCAGAAGACTTCCGCGACAAGGCTTCTACTTTGTTTGAAGCTGCTGTACAAAATCGTGTTGTTCTTGAAGTTGCTCGACTCGAAGAAGAGTTTGAGTCTAAGCTTGAAGAGCAAGTAACGGCATCTATTGACGAGCTCCACGAGCAAGTTAATCAGTATATGGACTATGTTGTTGAGAAGTGGATGGAAGAAAATCAAGTACAACTTGAAAATAACTTCCGTGTTCAGGTCACTGAGCAATTTATTGAAGGTCTAAAAGGTCTTTTTGCCGAGAGCTACGTTGAAGTTCCTGAAGAAAAGGTTGACCTTATCGGTGATCTTGAAACTAAAGTCAATGAATTGGAAGAATCATTAGAGTCGGCCCAAGCTGAAAATGTTAAGCTGACTGCTATGGTCAATGAAGCACGTATCGAAGATACTTTCGAAGAAGTTTCTGAAGGTTTGGCTGATACGCAAGTTGAAAAGCTACGCTCTTTGTCAGAGGGTATTGAGTACTCTTCTAACGAAGAATATGAAGAAAAACTGAAGATCATTAAGGAACAGTATTTCACTGAATCTACTAAAGATAACGAGGGATCTACTGGTCTAATTGATGAAGAAGTTTCTGTTGGTTCTAATGATGATTCAGAAGATTCTGAAGTAATTCCAGAAGAAATGAAGCATTATTTCCAAGCAATTTCTAAAACGTCTAGAAAATAACTTTTTTATAAATAGATAAGTAAAATCCCAATAATAGGAGTAATACTAATATGAATTTAAATGAGCAAATTCAAAACAAGTGGAAAGCAGTGATTTCACATCCTGATCTTCCTGAGATCGCTGATCCACACAAGCGCGCTGTAACGGCTATGGTTCTTGAGAACACCGAGCGTGCCCTCCGCGAGAATGCTGAGATGGGTGCTGATCAATCTCTGCTCGCAGAAACGCCAACTAACGTTGTTGGTGCTGGCATGGGTGCCACTGCTGGCGAAATTAAAGGTTTCGATCCTGTACTGATTTCTTTGGTACGTCGTGCACTTCCTAACTTAATGGCTTATGACGTTTGTGGTGTCCAGCCAATGACTGGTCCTACTGGCCTCATCTTTGCCATGAAGTCACGTCATTCTAACCAGACTGGCGACGAGGCATTCTACAACGAAGCTAATACCGCTAAGTCTACTATCTCTGGTGGCACTGATGCTATCGGTGATAAGAATGTTGGTACTTCTTTTGATGCAGACACTGACGGTGATCTGGCAGCTAACGGCGTATACAACTTCGCTGACGGTATGCCTACTTCTACTGCAGAAGCACTGGGCAGCAACAGTTCACTCGCTTTCGGCGAAATGGCCTTCTCTATCGATAAGGTAACTGTAACTGCCAAGTCACGTGCTCTGAAGGCTGATTACAGCTTAGAGCTGGCGCAAGATCTGAAAGCAGTTCATGGTCTGGACGCTGAAGCTGAGCTCAGCAACATCCTTGCTGCTGAGATCCTGGCTGAAATCAACCGTGAAGTTATTCGTACGATCAACGTAACGGCTGTACAGGGTTCTTCTGCTGGAACTACTACTGCTGGTAAGTTTGACCTTGACGTTGACGCTAACGGTCGTTGGTCTGTAGAGAAGTTCAAGGGCTTGATGTTCCACATCGAGCGTGAAGCCAACGCGATTGCAAAAGCAACTCGTCGCGGTAAGGGTAACATCATCATCTGCTCTTCTGACGTAGCTTCTGCTCTTCAAATGGCCGGTGTTCTTGATTACACCCCTGCTCTGAACTCTAACTCTTTGGCAGTTGACGATACTGGTAACACCTTCGCTGGTGTACTGAATGGTCGTTATCGTGTCTACATCGATCCTTACACTACCGGTAACTACATGACTATCGGTTATAAGGGTTCAAATGCATTTGATGCTGGCTTGTTCTACTGCCCATACGTACCTCTGCAGATGGTCCGTGCAGTTGACCAAGACACCTTCCAGCCTAAGATTGGATTCAAGACTCGCTACGGCATGGTCGCTAATCCTTTCCACACTGGTGCTGGTGCTTCTTCAGGTGCTCTTACGGAAGACTCTAACGTTTACTACCGTCGTACTGTAGTCGCCAACCTGTTGTAATAAAAATAAGAATTCCTATAGGAATCACTTTTTAGGGAGAGGCTTCGGTCTCTCCTTTTTTTTGTTTCGCCCGCATGGGCATTAACGAGGAGAAAAACTATGGACCTTAACTTACCATTGATTGGAAAACTTCATCTTCCATCAGCAGCTTTAGGAGGGGGGCTGGTCTTAGTATTGCTCTGGTTGTTGTAGTAATTAAAATATGTACAGGGGGCTTCGGCCCCCTTTTTTATTGTAGTATAAATATAGTATCTAACATGAGATTACGAGTATGCCTTTAACAGATCTAAACTTCAATAAAAACATGCTGTCACCTACTGGGTTTTCTTTTAGTATTAAGAAGCTACCAGAGTTTAATTTCTTTGTTCAAAATGTAACATTACCTGGCGTTGCACTAGGCACATCAGATAGACCAACACCATTTAAAGCTATTCCTGTTATTGGAGATCATATTACGTTTGGTGAACTCAATGTTACTTTTAAAATTAATGAAGATCTTGGTAATTATATCGAAATCTTTAATTGGATTAAGGGACTCGGATTCCCAGAAGATTATAAGCAATACAAAGATTTAGCAGATAAGCCAAACTATACAGGTGATGGAATATACTCAGACGCTTATCTTTTAATTATGTCAAGTTCAATGACGCCTGTTGTTCGAGTAGAAATAGAAGATCTATTCCCTACAACTTTAACAGACATTGATATGAATACACAAGACACGTCAATTGAATACATAACCGCGACAGCCAGCTTTAGATTTACTACATATAAGTTTACTTCTTTGTAATTTTGTGTTATAATAGTTTATTAATATGAATAGGTGAGCTATACATGACACTTGAAGAAATATTTGATTTGTGGAGAAACGATGCTGAAGTTGATAGAACTGAGTTAGGTCAGTCAGCGTTAGATCTTGCTAAGTTGCACCACAAGTATTATCAAATCTTTTCGAAAGAAAGATTGTTATTAACAAAGCTTAAAGCAGAACTCAAACAATTAAAGTTAGAAAAACAAGAGTTTTACATTGATGGACCTACTGAAGAGCATATTGAAAGAGGTTGGAAGTTACCTGCTAAAGGACGAATATTGCGCAGCGATGCTGGCAATTATGTTGACGCTGATAGTGATGTCATACAGTTTACATTAAAGATTGCATATCAACAAGAAAAAGTTGATTTGCTTGATTCGATAATTAAGATTATTAGTAATCGAGGTTTTCAAATTAAGTCAGCAATTGATTGGGAGAAGTTTAAGGTTGGTGGATGAGTACACTGTATATACGTAAAGTAGATGAAGTGCACAATCAAGTAATGACTGACGATATGGGTGTTGCTCAAGAATTGTCAGATTACTTTACGTTTAAAGTACCAGGCGCGCAGTTTATGCCGGCTTATCGTCATAAAGTTTGGGATGGTAATATTCGCCTATACAATACTATGACCCAGTATCTTTATGCTGGTCTTATGAAGTATGTAGAAATATTCGCAAAAGAAAGACAATACGAGGTCGAATATGAATATAACCACTCAGCTAATAATTTCTCTTTGGTTGAAGCTAAACAATTTCTTGAAGAACAAAACTTTACAATGCAACCAAGAGATTATCAAATTGATGCATTCGTTGATGCCGTACGTAATTCTCGCGGTTTATATCTTTCTCCCACTGCCTCTGGCAAATCGTTTATTATATACATGAT